CTCTACTTTTATGCCCACCACGTTGGGTATGTGAAACGCGATCAAGAGATGCAGCTAGAGATTGCACGTCTAAATGGCGAGGCTCGGGAGAAAGAGCAAAAACTTGCTGAAGATTTAAACCAAACATCATCACAACTGAGAGAGGCTAACGATGTTGTCAATAAAAAACAGTTTGATCTTGATCGTCTTATCAACTCTGGTCGGGTGCGCCTCAACTCAGGTTGCGTACAAGCCAGTTCAAGTGCCACCACTGCCAGCAGAGATAACGAAACAGCAAGCGAATCTGAGCGAGAGACTTTACGACTTATTGCAGAAATCGCAGCAGAAGGCGACAGAGCCATCAACAAGCTCAATGCCTGCATATCAGCCTACGAGCAAGTAAGGAGTCAAGTAAATGCTGACCGCTGAAAAACTAGCAAAATTGCATATCAATTCAAAGTTTCTTGACCCATTGAACGAAACCTTTGAACGCTTCAACATTAGCACAGCACTTCAACAAGCTGCGTTTATTGGACAAACGTGCCATGAAAGTGCTAACTACACTCGCTTAGAGGAAGGTCTAAGCTATTCGGCAGAGCGTTTAATGAAGATATGGCCAAAGAGATTTCCTACGCTTGAATCAGCGCAGCCTTACGCTCGTAACGGTAAAGCATTGGCTAACAAGGTTTACGCTAATCGTATGGGAAACCGTGATGAAGCGTCAGGGGACGGTGGCCGTTTTTTTGGACGAGGTGCAATTCAACTAACTGGATATAGCAACTACTTTCACTGTGGCAAAGCCTTGGGCGTTGACTTCGTGATGGAGCCACATCTTGTTGCTACGCCAAAATATGCGATTCTCAGTGCTGGATGGTTTTGGCAAACTCACAACTGCAACGAGCTGGCTGAGAGTGGCTTGCCATTAGATGGTGAAGGACGTAAGACTTGGATTCAATTGACAAAGAAAATCAACGGTGGCACGATTGGTCTAGATGATCGAATCAAACACACCAATGAAGCACTGGCGGTTTTGCAGGGCTAATTTCAGCGAAAATACAGGCTATGCAGAACTTCCAGAACCAGTTAAGTACACCAGCATTGCCTGACTTGCCTAATCCGCAGGATAGGTATGACCGTATGGCTGCTTCTCAGACTAATAGTCTGCTTCGCTCGTTCTTCATTCGAATCACTTCAGTCCTATCAGACTTGTTTGGTGTTGCTGGTGCTAGGTTTATTGATGCGCCAAACGGTCTGTTCTTCAGCACTACTGACCAGACTTTGGCTGTAATTAACACTAAGTACGACATCACGTTCAATGAGACATATCTGAACAACGGTGTCAGTATTGTTGACTCAAGCAAGATCACTTGTGCTGTTGGTGGTATCTACAACTTCCAGTTCTCTGGACAAGCCAAATCAAACAGCGCATCAGCCAAGCAGATTTACTTGATGATTAACCGTGATGGTACTGATATTGGTTACACCACAAGGCAAAACACTTTGTCTGGCTCGGACCAGCATATGTCAGTCAACTGGAACTTCAGTATTGACATACAAGCTAATTCATACGTTAAGTTGCGTTGGGCTGGTGACTCGACAGGTTTGACGCTTGAGGCTACCGCAGCCACATCACCACACACTGGTATTCCATCAGCAGTGCTTGCTGTCAACTACGTTGCGCCACTTCCTGTGACGCTACCAACTCCCCCATAAAGAGAAGACTATGCCTCTAATTCCTCTCAAAATCCCTGCTGGCGTGTACCGCAATGGCACTGAGTATCAGTCTGCTGGTCGTTACTACGATTCAAACTTAGTGCGCTGGTTTGAAGGTACTTTGCGTCCCATTGGTGGATGGCGTAAACGCTCATCTACGCAACTGACAGGCTCATGCCGTGGCCTTATCACTTGGCGCGATAACTCATCAGATCGCTGGATTGCTGCTGGTACGAACTCCAAGCTCTATGCCATGAATGAGGCTGGAACAATCAAGGACATCACGCCATCAGGGTTTACCACAGGGTCTGCTGATGCTGTGTCAAAGTTGGGCTATGGATACGGCACTTATGGCTCATTTGCTTATGGAGTGGCTCGCCCAGACTTAGGCTCATTGACGCCAGCAGCTACTTGGAGCATGGACACTTGGGGCGAATACCTGATTGCTTGTTCAGACGCTGACGGTAAGTTGTATGAGTGGCAGTTGGGCTTCTCATCTCCTACGCTTGCCGCTGCAATTAGCGGTGCGCCAACGTCTTGCGCTGCTGTGATGTCTACGGCTGAACGCTTCATCTTTGCTTTGGGTGCGTCAGGCAACCCACGAATGGTGAAGTGGTGCGACCAAGAAGACAACACTGACTGGACACCTTCCACCACCAATCAGGCTGGTGACTTTGAGTTGCAAACCGTTGGCTCATTGAAGTGTGGAAAGCGAGTACGAGGCTTGAACTTACTGTTTACTGACGTTGATGTTCACGCTTCCACATATATTGGCGCTCCATTCGTCTACTCATTCGAGAAGGTTGGCTCAGGATGTGGCGTGATTTCGTCACAGGCTGTGGCTGCAATCGACACGGCTGCAATCTGGATGAGCCGTTCAGGATTCTGGATATATGACGGTTACGTCAAGCCTTTGAACTCTGATGTCAGCGACTATGTGTTTGAGAACATCAACTACACACAGGCCAGCAAGATTTATGCTGTTCACAATAGCAAATACGGTGAAATCAGTTGGTTCTACCCGTCATCTCAGTCAACAGAGAATGACTCGTATGTCACTTATAACTATCGTGAAGGCCATTGGGCAATTGGCTCTATGGCTCGCACTGCTGGCACTGATCGTGGGGTTTTCACTAACCCTTTGATGGTGTCTGCTGACGGCTACATCTACGAACACGAAGTTGGCTTTAATTATGACGGAGGAACTGTCTACGCTGAAACTGGGCCGATTGAAGTTGGCAATGGCGATGCTGTGATGTCGGTGCGTCAAGTCATCCCTGATGAGCAAAGTCTTGGCGAGGTTGTAGTGTCATTCAAAACCCGAATGTATCCAATGTCAGATGAATCTACGTTTGGACCATACACAGCATCTCAGCCAACTGATGTACGTTTCTCAGCCAAACAGGTCAAGGTTCGCTACACAGGAAGCATATTGTCTGATTGGCGCGTTGGCGTAACCCGTTTAGAAGCTGTTGCTTCTGGTGGTCGATAAGCGCGTGTGCGCTATTGAGTCGCCAAGAGACTAAAATTCATGCAAGAGTTGAGAGAGGGAAAAGTACCTGTATGTATTCGAGCTGAATACATCATGTATTTGGAATATTTCAACGGTAATGTTTGGTTTCACTCTGACATCTTTAGGTGGACGGGTGAAGTCAAAAAGCGGTATTCGGAAGACGTTGATTCTTTGCTTGGTCTGGTGAATTTGCCAGTTCTAGCGTTAATCCGCGAAGATGACATCAAGCTCAAGAAGTTCGCTGATTCATTTGGCTGGACAGAGAAATGTCAAACAAGTTTGGTTGATGGCTCTATGGCCTACATCTACGTATCAAAGCGTAATAAAGGGGAATGATATGGGTGGCGTTGTAAGTGATGTTGTTGGTGGGGCTACTAATTTAGTTGGCGGTGCTGTTGATACCGTCAAAGATGTTGCATCTAGCGATCTTGGTAAAGCTACACTGATTGGCGGGGGTCTTTACGCTACTGGTGGTTTGAGCGGATTAGGTTGGGGTGAAGCTGCTCCTGAATTGCTTGGCGAAGCAAGCGGCGCATGGGCATCAAGCCCTGCTGCCGGTGGCTTTCTTAGTGGTTTGTCAGGTGGTCAAATGCTCGGCCTTGGTGCTGGCGCTTTAGCTCTTGCTGGTGGTCTTGGTGGTAAACAACCAACACAGTCAACTACTACAAACGCAATTGACCCTGAGATGAAAGCTGCTTACTTGCGCAACTTGCAAGAAGCTCGCACAACTGCTGCTGGCCTTGGCCAAAAGCAGTTTGCTGACTTTAGTGGAAACTACACAAATGCTGAACAGCAACTGCGCAACATTGGTCTTGGCGGTGCTGGTCAAACAGGTACTGCTGAAGCATCACGCTTAACAAGTCAACTTACTGGCTATACACCACAGATTGGCGCTCAGTACATGAGTGCATATCAGAACCCGTATGAACAACAAGTCGTTCAGGCGGCTCTTGGTGATGTCGAACTAGCTCGTCAACGTGCTGGTTTGTCTGATCGCGCTGCTGCTACTGCCGCAAAAGCATTTGGTGGCTCACGCCAAGGCGTTGCAGAAGCTCTGACAAACGAAGCTGCATTGCGCAATGCTTCTAGCACTGCTGCAAACTTGCGCTCTGCTGGTTTCAACACTGCTGCACAACTTGGTCAGTCTGATGCAAACCGTATGCTACAAGGAGCTGGTTTGCGTTTGAACGCTGCTGGTCAAATGGGCAACTTGGCTGCTCAACAGCAAAACCTTGGCATTGCTGGTTCTCAAGCTGTGATGAACGCTGAAGCACAACGTCAAGCATTGGAACAAGCTAAGCTCGATGCAGTTCGCAACTTGTCTCTTGAGCGTTTGGGTATTTCTCAATCTGCTTTAGGTCTGCAACCAGCAAACCTTGGCGGTACAACTACAACGCCAATCTACAAAAACCAATCTGCTTCAGCTCTTGGTGGGGCATTGTCAGGAGGTATGCTTGGCAACATGATTGGTGGAGCTGGTGGTGCAGGTTACGGCGCTTTAGCTGGTGGATTGTTAGGTCTTCTGTAAGGAGTAAATGATGGCAACTCAAGATTTCGGTGGTTTACTCTTTGGCATGGGCGGCTCTGGCTTTGAAGAATATCTGACACCACAGCAGACTCAAGGCATCCAAAACCAAGCCATGCTGCAAGCAGCAGCAGCCTTATTGCAAGCTGGTGGTCCTAGTGCGCGTCCTGTCTCTCTTGGTCAAGCACTTGGTGGTGCTTTGCAAGCAGGGCAGCAAGGTTATTCTCAGGCGCAACAAGGTGCAATTGGCAATTTGGTGGCTCGTCAGAAGTTGGATGAAGCAAAGCGTCTTGGTCAATACCGTCAAGCCTTGGCTGGTGGCATGGTTCCACCTGAAGGTTCAGCACCAACAGCAATGCCACAAGCTGGTGTTCAACTGACTCCACAACAGCAAGCCATTGCGACACCAGCGCCTCAAGCTGTTGACCCAACAGAGATGATGTATCAACGTGCAATGCGCAACTATCAGATTGCTTTCAATGCTGGCCAAGTTGAAGACGCAAGCAAGTTCTTGGAGCAAGCGTACAAGATCAAACCAAACGCTGAAGTTCCATCTGACATTCGTGCTTTGGAGTATGTATCTGGACGCAAGTTGCAAGGCACTGGTCAAGAAGGCATCAATGCACTTCAAGGCTATCGCAAAGCTGGTGCTGTTAACGTCAGCATGGATTCTGGTCAGAAAGGTTTTGAGAATGAATCAAACCTGAAAAAGATGTTCTCTGGTGAGCCAATTTACAAAGACTTCAACGATATGCAAACAGCATATAAGCAAGTCAAATCCTCATTGAAGCAAGAGAACCCAATCGGTGATGTTGCTGCTGCCACGAAGATTATGAAGCTGCTTGATCCGGGCTCGGTGGTGCGTGAATCTGAACTTGGCATCGCTATGGCTGCAACTGGCAAGATGGACCGTTTGCAGAACTACGTTACAAACTGGACTCAAGGAACAAAGCTCACACCAGCACAACGTCAAGACTTTGAGAACCTTGCAAACGAGCTGTATGTGGCTGCTGGCCAGACATACAACACGAAGCGCAATGAGTACGCTGACTTCGGTAGCAAATACAATCTTGATGCAAACAAAGCTCTTGGCGCACCAGCAAAACTGCCATCAGTAATGCAAGGCTCTGGTGGCCAACAACGCAAGCCATTGGGCAGCATCTTCGGCGCACAACCACAAAACTAAGGACTAGATCATGGACGGTCTACAAACGAAAATCTCTGAGGCTCGTAAAGCTGGATACGGTGACGATGAGATCGTCCAGTTCTTGGCTCAGATGCCTGACGTTGGCGCTAAAGTCAATGAAGCATTGAAGAACCAGTATCAGCCAAATGAAATCTTGAAGTTCTTGGCTGAACAGAAGTCTCCTGCTTATCAAGCTGGTGCTGCAAAGCATGAAGGTGAACGAGCCTTCATCAATGCGTTGCAAGGACCATCATTTGGATTCTTTGATGAGTTTGCTGGTGCTGTATCAGCTCCATTTAAAGCAGTTCAGCAAGGAATCCCACTGACTGAGGCTTACCGTCAAGGTCGTGACATTGTTCGCGGTGCTGGTGAATCGTTTGGTAAAGAAAGCCCTTGGCTGTCTGCTGCTGGTCAAACTGCTGCATCTTTGCCATTGCTTGCCACTGGCGCTGTCACCAAAGGTGTTCAAGCTGCTGGCAAGATGGCAGAGCCTTATGTCGGTCCTGCAATCGCTAAAGCTGGCCAGTACTTAGCTGGCGCTCCTGCTGCTGGTCAAGTCATGGGTCTTGGCCAACGAGCTGCACAAGCTGGCGCATCAGGTCTTGGCTATGGCTTGATTGGTGGACTCGGTTCAACCGAGGCTGAATCAATTGGCGACATCACTAAAGACGTATTGAAGTCAGGCGCAGTTGGTGCTGGTGCTGGCGCTATCTCTCAACCAGTGATGGCTGTGCTTGGTGCTGGTGGCCGTCAGGTTGTATCTCGCGTCTCTGATAAGGCTGCTGGTCGTTACGCTGAACAGAAAGTTGCTGAAGCCTTGCTGCGCGACACGCCACCAGACTTGCTGGAAAGCGCGTTGGGTATGTCTCAGGCTCGTATGGGCAAGCTCGGTACTGAAGCCCGTATTGCTGACGTTGGTGGTGCTAACACACGCCAGTTGTTGGACACAGTTGCAACGCTGTCTGGTGAGACTAAGCAGACATTAGAACGTGCTATCCGTGAACGCCAAGCAGGTCGTGCTGGTCGTTTGATGGGTGCTGCTGATACTGCACTTGGTACACAAGGCGCTGACTTCCTTGGAAGCCTTGAGACATTTGCGGCACAGCGTCAAGCAGCATCGCGTCCTTTCTACAATGTGATTGATAAGGCTGTTGTCACTGTTGACAACAACTTGATGGACGTACTGAATCGCTCTAAACGTGCGCAAGGTGCTGCTGAGTTGCTGTTTGAGACTAAGACAGGTCAAACGCTTGACTTGTCTAAGCTCAAGGTTGGTGAGCAAGTCCCAATGAATGTGCTGGATACCTTGAAGCAATCACTGTACGACTCAGCTCAAACTCTGAAACGTGCTGGCAGTGGCCAACAAGCCAATGCTTACGACGATGTGCGTAGCAGTCTTGTAAAGTTATTAGAAGAAAAGTCACCAAAGGTTGGTGGCCAATCTGCTTACACGCAAGCCATGAAAACTTGGGCTGGTCCTTCACAGATGATGGATGCAGCAGAAGCTGGTCGCAAAGCCTTGACAGGCGACATCATGGACATCAAGCAATTGACCAAAGGCTTCACACCAGCAGAGGT